CTCTAGATCAGCCGGGGAAGAACGTCGGGCCGGAGTAGACGTTGAGCCGATGCTGATCGAGCCATGTTGCCGCGGTGCGTGGCGCGACCGGCGCGGGTAGCTACTTCGGGTCATAGCCCCTCGACGCGAACATTGCCGGTCCTCACCGGCGAGCTGTAGACCCGAACGCTGTCGACTTGGATCGTGGAGTTGTCGGCCCGAATACCGACCCGACCCGTGCTGAACGTCGCGTCGTAATGGAGGAGGACCAGCGTTCCGTTGATGTAGATCTCGATCTGTGTCGAGACGTACCGGATCAATAGCTGGACCGGCCCCCAGGCCGACGCAGCGTTATAGCCGAACGTGACGAGGCTCGTCGGCGTTCCGGCGACGAACTTGTAAAGAGCTGCCGCGATGCCGGGCTGGAAGATCACGGCGTAGAAGTTCGAGGCGTCGTCGAGCCGAAACAGCACCGCCGCAGAGCCGGTCATGGCCGTCGTGCGGAACTCCAGCTCGAGCTCGCCATCGGCCACGTCCGCTGACCCCGCTGGTTCCTCTCCAACGGCCGCCGAGGTGTGCGTGAGCTGGAGCCGGTCGCTGGTGGACGAGAGCGTGCCGGCCGAGGTCGTCCAGGACTCGACCGAGCCAGTGAACAGGTACTCGCGCTGCATCGCGCCGCTGGGCAGCGAGGCCAGATAGCGCAGGTCCCCGCCGGCGGCCGCAGCCGCCCACTTGAGCCCCGTCGCCTGCGTGGAATCTGCGGTGAGGACCGTGTCGTTCGCGCCGACCGGCAACCTCGCCGCCGCATCGGCGCCTGTCCCGCCTGCCAGGTCGCCCTTGGCGTCCCAGATGACATCGGTGTCGACGGACCCGCCCCCACCACCGAGCGTCGCCCATGTCGACCAGGTGGCGCCATCGGACTGGTAAACGAGGCTGTGGGTCGTACAGGACCAGAGGGTGCCCTGGGGAACGGCCGTAGCTGCCGGACGAGCGGCGTGTGTCCCGGTCTGCAGGTGATCGATGAAGCCCGTTGTCATGGCTCTACCTCAGATCGGCACGAGGGTTGGGATGAGGCTCCCGTCGGCCTCCCAGACGAGCTCGGGCGTTCCGCCCGCAAGCGCCTCGCTCGACAGGGCGAGCATCGGCCAGTAGCGTCGAGGGATCGACGAGGGCGAGACCGTGGTCAGTGGCATCCAGACCCGTGATGGGTTGGTGAGGATCTCGGCCAGCGCCCCCTCCACGTCGGTGGCGGCGTATAGCCCGCCGGCGTCCGCGATTGAGATCGCAGAGGCGTCGTGTGCGTCGCTCGTGTCGGCGAGGTGGCCGCCGAGTCCTCCTGTCGCCCCCGACGACAGCGCGAGCATCGGCCAGTGCCGGACCGTCCCGCCGGCGAGTGTCTGGAGCGCCGCGCCGATCTCGGCCAGCGCCCCCTCGACGTTGTCCGAGCCGAAGTAGTTGCCGCTGGTCGCGATGCCCGATGACAGGGCGAGCAGCGGCCAGTGGCGGACGCTCGAGGCGTCGACGATCGTGACGGCCTGCGCGAGGTGCGCGGCATCCGTGTCCGCGACGTGCTCCGCGACCTCAGCCGCAGCGGCGCCGCCGGCGATGACGCCGGTCGTGCCGCCGAGCTGCGAACCGTAGGTGGGGTCGTCGGTCGAAATCTTCACGCGGTCTAGTCCTGGGCGATCTGCAGTGCGACTGTCAAACCGGCCGCGGTGTAGGTCGGCGTCCCTCGCGTGACGAGGATCCCGAACAGGGTCGTCGCGGCGCAGTTGATCGGCAGATCTGGCGAGGCCACGCTGACCGAGTTGAGCGCCGAGGCATAGTAGGTCCCGAACGGGATGACCCCGATGCACAGCGCGGCGTCGGCGTCGCTGATCGAGTGGGCGGCGTTCGCCGCGGCTGGGGTCACGGTGGCGCTGAACAGCCACAGCTCACCGGCGGCGGACTGGAGGTCCTTGTCGATGACGATGACCTTGCGGACGCGCCCGGTGCCGCCCGAGACCCGGACGGCGGACGCGAAGGTGATGACCGCCGTGTGCAGGCTGTCGCCGGCGGCGTAGATCACCGTGTCGAGGGTCGGGCTGGCGGACACGACGACCGACGGCGGCTGGCGCGTCCAGAGGGTGCCGAGCGAATCGACGCGCAGCGCCGTGTAGTCGCCGTCAGCCGGAGTGAGCGCAGCCAGCGCGTCATCTCGGATCACGCCCGCGACGAGCACCGGGTCGGTTGCGCCGGCTGCTGCGTCGAGCGCCGTGATGAGCGGCACGGTCGATCCGTCGCCGCCCATGTCGAGCTTGACCCGCTGGTAGTGGATGCCACCCACGTCGTCGGTGGCGATCGTGGTCCCCGCTCCGGGGGTTACTGCAACGTTGTCAGCCATCGAGGTCTCCTTTTGCTAATCCGTCCACGACAGTGGCCGGGCGTTCATCCCGGCTCGATCAGGCTGGCGCTCGTCAGGTGCAGAACCTCGCCGCAGCCGCCGGTCCCGCCCGGCAGGCCGGAGAAGCCGCCCGGCTGGTTGTGCTCGTAGGTGGCAGTCAGGACGTTGCCGCTGGCGAGCGGGCAGTCCAGCGTGAAGGTGTCGTCATAGCCCAACTCCTCGACAATCACCGTCTGGTGGACGTCGACGCCGTTCATCAGCCAGCGGATCGTGGCAATCCCGCCAGCGACCACCTGCCCGAAGATGCTGCCGTAGGCGTGCAGGTTGATCGTGCCCTGGGCGTTGATCGTCCAGCCGCTGTGACCGATGACGCCGCCACCCTCGACGAGCGGGTTGTCGGTCGTGATGATCGGGCCGTATTCGATCGGGCCGACCTTGGCGACCTGGACGCATGGCGAGCCCTCGCCCACATGCTGCCAGACGATCTGGACGGCTGGCCCGTTGCAGCTCCCGGTATTCGCGTAGTACAGGATCCCGGAGGCAGTGACGATCGGCGACTGTGGCGAAAGCTCGAGGTCGACGTCGTACAACGCCTGCGTGTCGTTCTCGGGCCGGCTGAACGCCTTGGACACGACGCGCGCCCAGCGGAAGCTTTCCCAGCCGGGCAGGTGCGCGAACTTGGCCTCGATACGCTGGCCGTGCTTGACGTCGTTGAGGTTGGCGGCCGGGACCTGGATGCGCAGACCCTCAATCCGCTCGTCCTGCTCGTCGTGCTGCGCCAGGAGCTGATCGCGCAGCCGGTCGGCGCCCGCCTGCGTGGTCGTGTTGTTGTCGGGCGCGACCATGTCCCGGAAGCCGAACTCGTACGACGTGTCGAGGTCGAAGCCGTACGAGGAGAACTTGTCGCCCTGGACGTACACCCCGGCCGACACTCGGTCGCCCTTGCGGTGCAGCCGGTAGCCGGCGAAGAACGGCGGCCAGGTCGTCGCGAAGTCCACGTCGGCCTCGACGTTGCTCACGCGCAGGGTGGAGCTGTCAAGCGTGGACGTGTTCGCGTTGTGGAAGGCGAGCTCGATGTCGGATGACGCGTCGCGGTATCGAGCGTAGTGGTTGAACTGCGACTTCAAGCTGATGTCGCGCAGGACGTCGGCCGCCGTCTTCCCGTGATAGTCGACCGGGTCCATGTCGGGCAGGGCGTTGAGCGCCGTCCAGTCGATCAGTCCATGGTCGAATACCGTCGAGAGGAACGGACTGCCGAGGATCCAGGCGAGTCGTTCGCCGGGGCTCTCGGCCGGCCGCTTGCCGTGGGCCGCGTCGGCCGCACCCTGGATGACGCGGAACCCGAGGAGCGTGTTCTCCTGGGTGATCTCCAGTTCCCAGCGGCGGCCGACACCGGTGGGGAAGATGAGGTCGCCTTCGTCGCCGCGATCGATCCACTGGTCGCTGATGTAGCCGTTCCAGACGAGTTGGTCACCCGGTGTCTCGTCTTCGACCATGTACCAGCGGTGCAGCGTCTTGTAGTCCGCCGCGCCGGTCGGGTCGTCGACGATGACCCGGATGATCTCGGCCTCGCCGAGCGCCGCGCGGGCGATGAATCCTTTCTCGGTCGTCAGGCGGACGACGTTGGACTGGACGATGTCCCAGCCGATTCCGGCGGGGGTCGTGGGATGCGACCAATGGTGGATGAGCATCAGTCGACCACGACCCCGCCGTGCCTCGTGTTGGAGTTCGAGACGCGGTGCCAACGGGTATCCGCCAACGCGGCCGAGCGCGCGGTCACGTCGATGTTGACCGTCGGGGCGGGGATCGACAGGGCCTGGATCGCGGTGACGATCCGGGTGGCATCCCGCGAGCTGGCGTCCCGGATCGCGAACGCCGAGGCCTGGGCGGCCACCTTCGCGGCGTCGACCTTCGCGTTCGTCCGCTCGATCGCGGCGCGCGCGGCCGCCTGCTCGCGGGCGAGGTTGCGCGTCAGCGTGGCCTGCGCCGCGGCCAGGGGATCCCGCGGCGTGCGGCCGGCCCGCGCGGAGCGGTCCATGATCCCCGCCAACCGCTCGTCACGCTCGCCCGGGCTGATGCCGCCGAAGGCCCGGCCGGTCCGGCGTGGGTCGTCTGGTGCGGTGCCGCCCATGCCCGGTGGTCGCTGACGAGCTCCGCCCTTTTCGAGGCGCTCGATCTCGGACTTGAGGCCCGCGATCTGCCTGTCCATCGCGTCCCGGACGCCGTCGATGTTGAGCTGGAACGCCAGTCCCTCGGCCGAGAAGTCTCTATTGAGGCGCGCGCTGTCGGCTTCGAGCCCGGCCAGCGCTCGCTCGAGTTCCGGCTGGGTGGCGACCTTGAGGAAGTCCCCGAGCTGGGTATCGAGGTTGGCGCCCTGCTCTCTGTTGGCCGCCGATTGCTCGTCGAGGATGCCCTTGAGCTCGGCGAACACGCCGACCGCGGCGCCCGCGATGAACACCTTGGTCAGGACGCCCCCGACCCCGCCGAACTTGCCTCCGGGCCCGCCCGGTCCGCCGAGTCCTGGCCCTTGGACCCACACCGGATTCGCCGGTGACGAGCCGCGCCCGGCGAACTGGTCGAACGCGATCTTGACGACGTCGGTGACCGCCCCGCCGGTGAACTTGTTCGCGGCGAAGCCCCCAACAAGGAGGGCCTGGACCCAGGGCGGCGCGCTCGCGAACGCCTGGACGATCGCGCCGGCTGCGCCCGCGGCCATCTGCAGCCCCGAGCCGATGGCGTCCCAGTCGAGCGACCGCGCCCAGGTGACGGCCTCGCGCACCCCCGACGCGAGGTCCTGGCTGAACTGGCGGATGTCGCCCTGGTGCTCGCTGATCCACTTGACCGCGTCGGTCGAGAGCTCGGCGAGCACGGGCAGGAGCTCGGTGCCGATGGTGATCGCCGCGTCGTTGACGTTGGCCTTGAGGATCGCGAGCTTGTTGGCGGTGGTCTCGAACCGCTTGGCGGCCTCCTCCGTCATCGCGTTGTTCTCGCCCCACAGGCGCGTGGAGCCGGACAGCGAATCGGTCAGGTTGTCGGTGTTGGCCAGGAGCTTGAGCATCGCCCGGGTGATCCGGATGTCGGTGAAGCCGAGGGCCTCGAGCGTCGCGAGCTGCTCCGCCTTCGACACCTTCCCGAGGTGCGCGATGAACTTCGCGAGGGTGCCCGTCGCGTCGGCACCGAAATCCTTCTTGAACTGGGCCGAGCTCTGGCCGCTGATCTTGGCCATGAGCTTGAGTTCCTTGCCGCCCTTGTTGACGGCCTTGAACGACTCGAGCCAGAAACGCTGGATCGACGAGCCGCCGGCCTCGGCCTCCTCCCCGGTGTTGGCGAGGGCGGCCGCCCAGCCGAGGACCTGCGGCGTCGAGGCGTCCATCGTCGCCGCGGCGCCCGCGATGTTCTCGGTCATCGCCAGGATCTGGCCCTCGGTTGAGCCGCCGTCGTTGCCGAGCCCGACCAACGTGTTGCCGACATGCTCGAAGTCGGAGCCAGCCAGCCGGAGGGTCGTCTTGAGGTGACCCAGCGTCGTTGCACCCATTTCGGTCGTGACGTCGTCGGTCGTGACGCCGAGCAGTGCGACCGTTTTGGTGAAGTCGTCGACGTCGGCCTTGGCCACGCCCAGGGCGCCGGCGGTCGCCGAGATCTCGTTGAGCGCGTTGACCTCGAGCCCGGTCGTCCGCGACAGCTCGCGGTTCGCGTTGAGGATCGCGGCGACATCGCCGTCGATCGTCTTTCGGACCGACGCACTCGACGACTCGAACTGCATCGCCTGGTCGACCGCGAACACGCCGGCCCCGACCGCGGCCGCGCTGGCGATGACGACGCCGCGCTCGAGGTTGCGGGCCATGTTCCGGCCGGCCTTGGCGCCCGCGTCGTGCAGGCGCTTCATGCTCTTCTCGGCGCCCCGCGTGGTCTTCGACCAGCTGACATCCTTGCCCGTCAGGAGGAGCGCGAGCTCTCGCTGGATCCGGCTGCCCGCCATCAGTTCGGCCGCTCCAGGGACCGGGCGAGATCGTCGCGGTGGGCCCGGAGCACGGCCAGCGCCGGGCCGACGACGAGCTCCTGGGCGCCTTCGGTCTGCTCAGCGATCCAGGCATCGAGCGTGGCGATCGCCTCGGCCGTGGTCTCACCCGGGGACGGCGTCGTGCGGGCGATCTCGACGGCCTGGAGCCGGAGCTCCTCGGCGAGCTGCAGCCGGTGTTCCTCGACCGCGACGATCCGGGCGACGTGCGGGTTGCGGGCGGCCGCTCGGCGCTGGGCCCGGTTCAATCGTCGTCCTCGTCGGGCTCGTCCTCTTCGTCGAGGAGCAGGCCCTTGCGCAGGTCGGCCTGGCGCCGCTCGCCGGCGCGGAAGGTCTCCTTGTCCCGCCGGTCCTGGGCCTTCTGCTCGTGCTCGCGGGCCTTGGCGCTCATCTCGCCGACCTCGAGCTTGTGGATGAGCCCGGCGTAGTCGGTGTTGATCTGCGGCTCGACCTTGCCGGCGTAGATCTGCCAGCGGGCAGCCTCGACGTCGGCCCCCGGAGCGGCGGCGAGCCGATCACGGTCCCAACCGGGCAGCCCGGCCATGATCAGGTGCTCGTAGAGTCGGGCGACGTCTCGGTCGGCGAGGGCGAGGTCGGGGTGGGGCCAGCGCTCTCCGACGACCCAGCGGGCGAGGGAGCGCTTGGTGCGTTTGGGAGTGGCGGATTCGCCTCCCATGCCGGGTCGAGGGCGTCGAGCAGCCACTGGACGGTCGCGTCGTCGAGCAGCTGCACCTCGGTCGCGTCGAGGGGCCGGGGCGTGCCGTCGTCGAGCACGAGGTTCCACGACCGGACGCCTCGCAGGACTAGGACCAGCTGGCCGGCCTCGAGCCCCTGGCGCCGCGTGGCCTCGCGCACGGCGCCCTTGATCCCGTAGCCGAGCTGGTTGAGCACTACGGCGCTGTCGCGGTCGTGGTGCCCGGGAGCGCAGCCGCAGGCCGCGCCCGCCCGGAACCGCTCGTCGGTCTCGGGATCGGCGCGCCAGGCGTCGAGGTAGACGGTGCGGACCTTGGAGGGATCGGCTCGATTGCTCACCGGGCTACGGCGTGAGGTCCGAAACCGTGGCGCTCGTGACCGTCGCAAGGGCGGGTGCGCCCAACGTCGAGTCGTCGACGATCTCGCCTGTGACCTCGTACACCCGCTCGCCATCGCGCTCGCTGACCGGGACGGCCGTCATGCCGGCCCGCCAGTCGAGGGTGAAGGTGTTGGTCGTCGAGCCCGGAGCGGTGATCCGCCCACGCTTCTCGCCGAGCGCGGCACCGGCGCTGTTCCAGGCGTCGTGGAACTCCGACTGTGTCGTCGCGCTGATCTTGACCTTGAACGTGATCTCGCCCGACGACTTCTCGGTGAAGCCCCAACCCGCGGCCACGTCGCTCGTGCCCCCGTAGATGCGACGGACAAGCGAGCGCCGGAAGACGGCCTGGAACGACACGAGCGAGGCCGTGATCGCCGCGAGCGACGCGAACGCCGTCGCGGTCGTGCCCCAGGACAGCGTCGAGAGATGGCCCTGCATCGACTCGACGGCGGTCGAGCTGAGCGAGGCGGTGATGGCGGCCTGGGCCCGGGTCAGGCCCATGCACGACGCATCGAACGTCCAGGGGTGCGAGCCAGGGGCGTCGAGGTCGTCGAAGCCGATCGTGAGCTCGTCGATCAGGACGCCGGCGGCCTCCCACTGGTCCTGGCTGGTCTCGGTGCCGACCTCCCAGGTGTAGGGCATGAGCGTCGGCGCGACGGCCTCGAACGGGTACGCCCAGACCCACGGCCCGACGCCTGTCGGCACGATGGAGCCGGCGAAGCTCTGCTCGAACAGGTGCATCGCCTGTTCGTAGGTGAGCTCGCCCGTCGCGGGAAAGGACGACCCGCGCGTGCCGTGCGAGCCGCGGCCAGCGTGGTTCTTGACGTTCCGGCCGTAATCCTCGGTCGGGTAGTGCGAGGCCCGGTCGAGGTCGATGCTGATCGGCGAGGTGACAGGCAGGATGGTGATGGCGGGGACCGATGCGCCCGGCGCGGCGAAGGTGCCCGCGACCTGCGGGGCGATCTGTGCCCTGTCGAAGACGACTTCCGCCATGGCTCAGGCCTCCGGCTCTGCCGGGGCTGCCGGCACGGGTGTGGGTTCGGGAGCCGGCGCAGGTTCGGTCGCCGGCGGCGGGATGTCCGGGCTGAAATAGCCCGAGTCGACGAGATCGGCGTAGATGGCGCCCGCCCGCGCCTGGTCGACCGTCTTGTGGTCGGGCCGCTCGTACTTCGGTCCGTCCGGGTTCGTGCGATCGATCGGCTGCCCGACGTCGTTGGCGACCTCGGCGAGCGCCTCGCGGTAGGCCAGCCGGGCGATGTCGTTGTGGGTGAGGTCGCGCGCCGGGGCGTTCCGCGCGGAACGCCCACGCTCGTCGACGTAGGCCAGGATCACCTCGCCGCTGCGGAGGTCGATCGTCGGGACCTTGGACTTCGCCATGTTGTCGGCCTCCTACTCGGCAGCGGTGTACGTCAGCGTGTTGGGGTTGAAGCGCGTCTCGATCTCGAACGGCCAGGTCAGGTAGTCGGCGCCTGTCTCGGTCTGCGGCCACTTTTCGGCCTGGAGCCCGGGCCCCTTGGTGATCAGCGCGTACTGGAGCGTGGCCTCGCCACCGGTCGGCTTCGCATGCGCGGCGAAGGCCTCGAGCATCCGCGCGAACACGTCGAAGAGCAGGTTGGATCCGGCGCCCGGCGCGTCACGACTGACGTAGATCGCGCCGAGCCAGTCGATGCTGATGCGCGACGCCCCGCCGGCGACGTTGGTCCAGTCACCGGGCACCAGGACGATCGCGGGCAGGTCGAGCAGCTCGTCGGCAATCGGCACCACCCGGGGGTTGGCGGCGTCGCCCTCATTGGCGCCCAGGACGACCGAGACGCCGGCGACGCCGGCTGCGACCCCGGACATGGCCTGCCAGACCTTGTTGAAGTCGGGCGCGCTCACCGCGGCAGGCCCTCGAGGAGCGTGTCCATCGCCTTGTCGGCGGCCTCGGCGTTCGTGCGGTCGAAGACGGGGCCGATCAACGGGCGGGCGGCCATGCCGGGGTGGGTGACCGGCATGGCCGCGGCGAAGTCGCGCGGCCGGTAGTGCTCGCCGCCCTTGCCCGACAGGAGCATCGGCCGGTTGCCCGTCGACTGGAGCTTGCCCGGCGCGATCTCGTGGCTCCCCGCGCCGCCCTCGAAGATGTTGATCAGCGGCGAGGTCGGCCCGACCGAGGTCCCGATCGGCATGCGGTGGTTGCGGGTCGCGAGCTTGCGGAACGTCTTCGGGTGGACGCCCGACTTCACCTCCGAGCGGAGGGCCTTGCGGAAGACGCCGGCGCCCGCCCTGGTGGCGCGGGCCGTACGGTTCTGCAGCTCCCGGCCGCCGAGGGCGTTCAACGTTCGCGCGATCGCGGGACCGCCGCGGATCGTGACGGTCGCGCTCACGTGTCGCACGCGAAGCGGTGGGACATGGCCCGGTTCAGGCGATAGACGCTGTCTGGCAGGCGGTTGGGCCCGACCGGGCGCCCGAGCTGATCCGGGCCGACGACCGCCCCGGCGAAAGTCGGATCGGCGGCGAGCATCTGACGCGCCAGATCGCACGTCGCGTTGACGGCTGGACGCGGGATCCGCGGCCATTGCCAGGCGCCGGTGAGCTCGATCCCGGCGTGGGTCCGCGGCCAGGTCACGAGCGAGCCGCGTCCGGTGAGCGTCACGTGATCGAACGGCTCCCCGTCGGGTGCCGCGAGCGCCCGGTTGCCACCGGCCCAGTACTCGAGCTGGAGGTCGGTGACCGTGATCGCCTCCCAGTCCGCGCTGGTTGAGCGACGGATCCGGGCCGACGTGACGCTGATGATCCCGCCGTGGACGTGGACGATGCCATCGCAATCGATCTCTACGACGCGCGCCTCGTCGGCGCCGGACTGCGGGGAGCGCATGAACGGGTAGCCCACGAGCTCGTTGCTGGCCAGGCGCTCGGTCGCGTCGATCAGCGCCCGTTCCATGCGCGCGAGCTTGTGCGTGCTCGTCGATGGCAGCCGCTCGGGCAGCCGTCCGAGCAGCTCGTCGAGCGTCGCGTTGGCGCCCGACAGCCGCGCGGCGGTCGCTGGATCCCAGCCCTGGAAGGGCGCGGACCACTCGCCGGTCTCGGTGTCGCCGGTGTTCGTCAGCCGCCAGCGATACCACGTGGCGGTCGTCCCGGCCGCGTCCCAGTGGGTGTAAGTGAACGTTGCGGCGACGAGCGGGATGTCGGCCACAACCGCCGGTGTCGTGAAGGCCTCGACCGCCGAGCTCTGGAGCTCGATGTCGGCCCCAGCGCCGTACGACCCGGTGGCGAGGGCGCCATCGGGATCGTCGACCAGGATCACGAGCTTGACGGCCATCGCTCAGCTCACCGAACGAACGCCGTCGCCGTCAGCGTGACGTTCGTGTTGGCCGCGTAGTTGAGCTTGAGGAAACGCCAGGCATGGTCCGGGCGCAGGAGGTAGGTCGTGGTGACCGCCGTGGTGACCGTGATGTCGGCCACCGCTACCGTCTCGGGCGTCGCCACGAGGGCGTAGGCGATCTTGAAGAAGTTGACCCCGTCGACCGAGCCGAGGATCTGCACGGTCACCGTGGGCGTCGCCCCGATGGCCGATGTCAGGACGACGGCCGCGGGCCCATGGTGATCGCCACGATCGAGCGTATTGGTCGTGTCGGCGTTGCCCGTCTGGGCGGTGCCGAGGACGACACCTGCGCCGGCCTCGGCCCGACGACCGATCGTCAAGACGGCCATCGGATCAGGCCTGCTTCGCCCAGATGCCGATGATCGCGTCGATCACCCAGCCGTCGACCCCATCACAATAGATGCGAACGAAATCACCGAGCACGTCGGTCGCCCCGGTGTTGATGAGATCCTTGTCATCGGTCGAGGTCAGCCCGTTGCCGCGGATGTGATCGGCGGCCGCCGGGCTGATCGACAGGCCGACGCCGACCGACAGGGCGCCGGTCTCGAACTCGTACCAGACGCCGGTCAGCGCGACCGCGGCCGCTGGCAGGGTGAACACGGCATCGACCGCGCCGACGAACTTCTGTCCCGACATGGCGGCCGTGAGGGCCTGCGTGGCGGCCGCCAGGTTGACGATCCGCTTGCTGCCGACGCCGGCGAGCGTCGGAGAGGTGCCGTCGAGGCGGAGGACGACATTGCCGGCGAGGTCCTTGAAGACGAGGGATCCGCTTTCCCAAACGGAGCGGACTTTCGTGACTGGCATCGATCAGATCTCCATAGCGAAGCTTTCGGAGCCGTGGTTCGGCTCGGGATCGAGGGCCCCGGCGGGGAGGATTGCCGCCGGGGCCTCCAGCGCGGGCTAGACGATCGCGGTCGGCTTCAACGAGGACGGGAGATTGCTCTCGCCGATGACGAGGATGGAGCCGAGGACCGGCGAGTCGACCGACTCGACCGCCTTGAGGCGGACGTAGCCGTAGCCGCTCGCGGCGAGCTGACTCACGTCGACCTCGATGAGCACGATCTTCGAGCTGCCCGCTGTCGGGATGTGGCCGGTCGAGGCCCGATCGGTGATCGTGCCCTCGGTGTCGCCGCTCGAGATGAGTCGGCTCCGGTATGCGATGGCGCTCGTGTTCGTCGGCGTCACGTCATCGCACGCCTCGACCGTGACGGTGGAGGTCCCGGTGGCCCCGACGCCGACATAGACGACGAAGAGGACGCGCTCGAGGTTCTTGCAGTTGATGACGTCCGAGGCGACCGACGCCCCCGCGAACGCGTCGGCGACGGGATCGAGGCCCTTGGCGAAATGGAGCCGCTCCATCAGGAGGGAGCCCATGTCAGATCTCCTTTCTGCTCAACGGCTCAGCGGGCCTGGAGAGCGACGAACGGGCTGACCGTGCCCGAGCCCTTGTACGGCTCGAGCGAGGTCTGCCAGCGCGGCCGCCCGTTGTTGCGGAGCGTCCAGCGGAAGACCTCCTGGTCGGTCAGGAACTCGACGTGGATCGAGCTGGCGGTCTTGACGCCGCCCTTGTCGATCACGCCGTACTCGCTCCAGTCGACGAACGTGATGTCGCCGAGATCGCCCGGGGCCGAGGCCTGCTCGACTGGAACGACCGGGCGACCCAGAATGGTGCCGAAGGGCGCCGCCGACAGGCCGCCGGCCGGGATGTAGACCGGCACGCCGCCGGTCCCGATGATCCGGGCCAGGGCGAAGATCTGCGGCCACAGGCCCTGGTTGATAAACCACTCGGCCGAGGCCAGCGAGCGCGGGCTCATCCGCGTCCACATGCCCTCGATGTTCTCGAGGATGACCGTGTCGGCCACCTGGCCGGCCTCGGCGTTGACCGTCACGAGCGCGTCCGCGCCGAGGATGCCGAGCATCTGCCCCGCTCCGGTGCCGCGGACCATCTCGTCGTCCACCCGGAAGGCGAACTCGTCGATGAATGCCTCGCCGGCGACGGCCGTGAGGGCCGTCGTGTCCTGGAGGATCTCGTCGGTCGCGTAGAACAGGCCGATCAGCTTCTCGAGGCTCATCTCGAACTGGCGGAACTTCGGCTTGCTCTTGGTCGCCGCGTCGCCTTCGGACGCGCGGTAGACCTGGACGCCGCCCCAGCGCGACCCGGTCGCGCGGCTGCGCTCGTCGACGACGTTGATCTTGATCCCGTTGGCGTTCGGGCCGACCGGGATCCGCCGTGCGCGCCGGCTCAGGAGGCCGGTCTCGTATACGCGGCGCTGGAGATCGTTGCTGATGTCGGTCTGGACGAAGTAGCCGCCGTCGGAACCGACGGTCTCGTTCGCGCCCTGCGTGGCGGCCAGGGTCTGGTGCCAGTTCTGGATCGACAGGAGGCGATCGTCCGCCTTGGCGCCCTGCTTGGCGCGGATCGTCGAGGTACGGACCGTCGTCATGAATTCGCCGAGGTCAGCGAAGGGCGTCGGCGGCTCCGGCAGGCCGGCGGCCGCGTCGAGCATCTGCTCCTCGGCCCGTTCGGTCGCGGCCGGCGCGAGGCGTTCGCGGTCGACTCGACGCTTCTCCGCGGCCATCTCGGCCGTCAGGCCCTTGCCGTTCGCGGGATCGCCCCAGCGGGCATCGATCGCGGCGAGGCGCTCGGCCTGCTCGTCGGTCCGCTTGCCGCCGGCCGTCTCGATCGCGGCGATGATCGTTGTCTCTTCCCGGCGGAGCCCGTCCGCCTCCTGGTCGAGGATGGCGCCGAGCGAGTAGTAGCCGATGCCGAAGGTCTCGCGCGGCGAGATGTCGCTGCCGAAGACCCTGACCGGCCGATAGATCGCGGCCGGGATCGGCACCTGGCCGGCGAACCGCTCGTGGGGGATGCGATCCATTGGTGACTCCTAGCGCTCGCGGCGCCGGGAACACACAAAAGCGCGACCGGCGCCAGTGACTGCTCACTGGACTGCCAGCCGCGCTCACCCTCTGGTGTCGCCTGTCTGGGTCAACCCTGGGCGTTCGATGCTCGTTGGAGTCGCTCTTTCCCAGGGCCCTATTCAGTTCTTGCCCGCCACGGTAGCTGCGACGGGTTACCGCGTCAAGCGGATTCTTCGTCGGTGCCCGCCTCGGTCGCGGCCTCCTCGGTCGCGGTCTCGTTGGACTCCGACGGTACAGCCCGGATCCGCTCGATCAGGTTCGCCCTGGTGCCGGACGTGTCCAGGCCGAGCCCTTCGGCGATCGCCTGGAGGTCGGCGAGCTTGAGGCGATCAAGCTTCACCGCGGCCTCCTCGGGCGGCTCGTCGGGGATCCCCGGGCGGACGCGCCGCAGGATCCCGCGGCCGCCGCAGTCGGTGCAGCGCGCGCCGTCGCGCATGCCGCCCTTGCAGGTGCAGTTGATGAATTCGTGCTCGATCGCGATCATCCGTTGGACCTCCTTTCTCTACCGTGAGCGGGCGCGCAGCTTGAGCTTGCGCAAATCGAGATCGCCGGCGTCGGCGATCTGGGCCGTCGCGTCGGGCGGGGTGCCTGCGTCCTCGGTCGCATCAGCGTCCGGATCGTCGGCAGGCGTTGCATGGCCACCCTGATTGGACTTACCACGAAGGAGCGGGCTTGTGTCGAACTCGGCTCGCGTTCCATCGGGGGCGAGGTCCGTGAGGTCTACGAGCGCTGACGTTCCACGAGGAGCGGGACCGCGACCGGTGGCCAAGCGGTGCACCGTGGCGTCGTACGACTCGACCCGATCGACCAGGCCGGCAGCCTTCGCCCGGGCGGCCGTCATGCCACCGCCGCCGCCGTAGTCGGCCTTGACGGCGGCCACGGACACCCCGCGGCCCTTGGCGACCGCGCTGTGGAACTGGACCGAGTAGTCGTCGACCCTCTGCTGCAGGTCGGCCTTGGCCTCCTCGGTGAGCGCCTCGACGTCGTTCACCTGGCTCTTGCCGGGTGGATTGCGGATGACGGTGACCGTGACGCCATCCATCTCGTTCATCTTGGAGAACTCGGTGTGCTTGAAAATCGTGCCGACCCAGCCGACCTGCGACGACGGACTGGCCACTACCTCGTCGGCCTGGCTGGCGAGGTAGTAGGCGGCCGAGGCCATGCAGTAATCGGCGATCGCCACGATCGGCTTGCGGCCGCGCGCCTCGCGGATCTCGGTCGCCAGCTCCTCGATGCCGTCCACCGCACCGCCGGGCGAGTCAAAGTCGAGCAGGATTGATCCGATCGTCTCGTCCTCGAGCGCCTGGCGGAACATCAACCGGATCCCGGCGACCGTAGCGCCGCCCGACATCTCGGTCATCAGCGTCGCCCGCGGCATGATGATCCCGTAGACCGGGACGATCCCCACCGACCCGACGGTGCGAGCGCCGCGGCGCGGTCCGCTCGCTGCGGCCGCGATGTCGAGCCGAGCCTGGATCTCGTCGGGCGACAGGCGAGCGCCCTCGACATGCATCTGGACGATGGCGTGGATCGTGTCGAGTGTCTCCTCGATGACGTACCACGGGCGGCCGTTGACCGCGGCGATGACGTGACGGAGCTGCTTCATGCTGCGAGGGCCTCCTGGTCCATGGCGAGGTCGGCGAGGGTGGCGACGCGGGTCTCGAGCCAGTCGTCCATCGCGGCGGGCCCATCGGCGAGGAGCGAGGCGCGCTGCTCGCGCGCGTAGCGCCGGGCGACGTGCTCGGGGATGTGCAGAGCGTCGGCGACGAACTCGCCGTGCTCGGCATAGATCGCGTCGATGCCGGTCCGCCATGCGGTCGCGTCGCCGGCGGTTCGCTCGGCCAGCTTGGCGGCTGCGGCCATCTCGCGGCGGACGACCCGCGACGCTGCGTCGGAGGCGAGGAGCCGGAGCTGCCCGGTCGCGGCCGCGGTGAGCCGGGCCGGTGGCGCGAACTGGAGGACCTTCGTCTCGCCATCCTCGCCGGTCGTCATGTTGAGCGGCGTGAGCGGCTCGTCGAGGCCCTCGAGAGCGTTGAGGTTCTCGCGCTCGCGGACCTCGTTCCGGGTCATCCAGCCCCACTGGATCGCCATCGCATAGGCCTTCGAGCGGGCCTCCGGGTCGCCGCGCATGAGCGCGTCGAGGATGTGCTCGGCGAAGAAGCGCTCCTGGTCGTCGCCAGGGCGCAGCAGGTCGCGGTAGATCGCCTGCTCCCAGCGCTTCGCCCAGCCAAACAGACCGTCGGTCACGTATTCGATCGACTGGTGGGCGATGTTGTTGTTGGTCGACTTCTCGAGCTCGAACAGCTTGTGGGGCGGGATCCGGACCCAGCGCGAGGCCTCGGTTACGCCGAAGCGCATCTGCCCCAGCTGCTCCGCCTCGGCCGCCGTCATGCTGGCGTTGTCCCAAGTCATCCCGTCTTCGAGCAGGAGCGGGCGGCCGGAGCGCGGCCCGCCGAGGGCATACTCGTTGAGGGCCGACCGGAAGCGCTTCCGGTCGATGTCGTTGTTGAACGACTTGGGATGCTGGACGACGCCCTGGAAGCGCGCGCCGCGGCTGAACATCTGTCCGCTGTGACGCTGGAGTGCGAGGTTGTAGCCGATGCTGTCGCGGGCCAGGTCGATGATGCCGCGGCCGAGGCGGCCGCGCATGATGACGAGGCTCTCGGGCATGAGCAGCCGCTCCTGACCGCCCTTGAGTGGATCGCGGTACCAGATCCGCCGGACTCCGTTGGTATTCGTGTCTCGCCGGAGCAGGTCCGGGTGGAGCGGCACGATCTGGCCGTCGCGGAGGCCCCTCCGGCCGTAGCGCTGCTCCGAGATCGCCTCCGCTCGCAGGATCGCGATCGCGGTCATCATCTCGCGCCACTCGAGGGCGGACTGGTACTGGTTCGGCTGATCGTGCAGGCGCGCCTGGAGCTCGTGATCGGGCGCTGGTTGCTTGCCTCGATCGAGCCGCTCGTACATGTTGAGCGGCACCTTGCCGATGTCCTCGGACACGTAGCTGACCGCGGCGTACATCGCAGACCACGAGATCGTGGTTTCCATGTTCACCGTCACGCCCGAGGCGCTCTCGACTCCGCGCGGCCCATACCAGTAGTCGTCGTACGGCGGCGGGCCGCCCGAGGCCAGGACTACGCCGAGATCTCGCATCAGCCGGCGCTCGTCGCGATCGCGGCGATGGCCACGGCGGTCGCGCCGGCGATCAGGACGGCTGCCGTGATCGGATGCCGGAAGTTCACGCCGACGCCGATCGACACGACCACCGACCCGGGGATGATCGCCGCGAGCGGCGGCCACACGGCGCCGAGGCCAGCGCCAAGGATCAACAAGCCGACCAGGACGACACGTCCCTCAGCCGGGATCTCGGCCTGCCACTCGGCGATGACGACGAACGGCGATACGATCGCGGTCCGAGCTCGATCGATGGCGCGGCGCAGGCGGTTCATCCGAGCATCCTCTCGAGCATCTGCTCCTCGGTCAGGCCGGCGTAGGCGGACACCTCAGGCTCGACGTTGAGCACGCCGAGGCGGATCGCGTCGTTGCGCGCCTCCCAGGACAGCGCGCCGGCGGGTACCGAGTCGATCGTGTTGTGCGAGCCCGGACGATCCTTCTGCACGGTCCACAGAAAGCCCTCGTCGTCCTGGTAGCCCGTGTCACGGCGCACCGCGTTGCCGACATGGGTCGAGAACAGAGCGCACCACGGATCCGACTCGGGGCAATGCGTCAGCTCGCCGCTGGTCATCGCCGCCTTCCAGGCGCGCAGTGCGTAAGCCATCGCCTTCGTCCGCGCCGTCTCCCAGGGAATGACCCGATCTTTGCCCCACCGGCCGGCCCAGCGCGCCAGCCACGACTCGATGTAGGGCGGGTCGCCGTACAGCCGCCAGACCTCCCAGGTCTCGAATGCGTGCTCGAGCACCTCTTCGACGGCGTTGACGTCGACTTCCTTGCCGCGGCCGCCCGGCGTCCAGATATGCAACGGCCACTGGTAGCCAGCGGCGATATCGGTCGCGATCAGCGGGAAGTGGTCCCAGCGAACCGAGCCGTCGACCCCGATCGTGATGAGCGCGCCCTTCGGCACCTCGTGCGGGCGCTTGGCCCGGCGCTCGATCCAGACGAGGATGTCGAAGGCCTTGCCCGAGCCCTCGACGTCGCGCTCGTTGCCGAAGTAGCGGCGCGCCTGCGGCGGGTCGTAGGCGAGGATCTTGGCGGCCTCCGATTCGATCGAGTCGAGGTCGACGTGCCCGCCATTCTCACGGCGGACGTCCGGGAAGTAGACGGCCTCGAAGATCCGGCGGCGGTCGATCGGGTCGGTGAAGTCGAGCGGGACGCCGGCGATCTCCTTCGGCGCCCAGGTCGACTGGCGGTACACGTCCGGGGCGGCCGACTCGAACTCGCGCTGGGCGACCGACTGCTGGGCGGGATCCCAGGCGTTGGCCAGCAGCGATGCACG